AATTACGAAGAAGCTAAAAAAGAATACTTTGAACGATTAGAGATTGTTAAAGTATGGATGAAAGAGAATAATATAAAAACAGTAGACCAAGGCGGGGGTAATTATGAGCGGAGAAATAGAACTAATATACGGTAAACGAGCTAAGTGGGAGATAAATCAATTTATACTTCCAGAGCGCAAACCGGGAGAGAAACAATGTGAATACTCTGACGGGGGGAGACGGTGCCTAACTACTTTCCCATACGACCCTAGCTCATCGAGAAAATTCTGCCCCAGACACAGACGCTCTTCACATCGTAGTAGGAACAAATAGGAGTAACGTATGGGCACCGGACCTAAGATTGATACAAAGAAATTCACAGAAGATTGTATGGAATATGTTGTTACTGAGATGGAGAACGATATAAGGAGATTAAACAAAGAGAATGCAGCGTTAGAGAAAGCATTGAAAGAAGCTCAGTCCCAACTACTTTCCACTAGACTAATCTTGCTAAGTATACAAGATTCTTTAATAGCTATTAAACATAAGTATAAGGGATGAATGATGGAAGAAGATATGTCTTTAGAAGATTTGACAGATATACTTCAATCTAAATCCGATTGGAAAAGTGAGAATAAAGACACTGAGCAAGTATTTACTGAAGGTACAAATTTTGTACTCACAGAAGAATTAGTCAACAAGTTCGGAGAGTTGTTAGAGAGTGTAATCGGATTCACTGACGAATTGACAATAGCTCAGTTAACACATATTGGATTACCCGCTACAGATAAAAACCGCGCACGTATGTTTAACACAATATGTGGATTCATGTGGAGTGCGGCAGTTCATCGTCATATCTATAACCAAAACAATCCAAATAGCACGCTCAATTCAGATGACGACTTGACATATGGGTGGAGTCTAGGTGGAGTAATTGTAGATACCGTAATGGAAGAAAGAGGTTACGGATTAGACGACGATGGAGAGATAAAAAAAGTTAAAAAACATTGACTTTGTTTGACAAGACCTATAAGATATTTTTCCCAACCAAAACTACCTAAGAGGTACATATGAATCAGAGAGTTGACAAATTGTACGTTGTAACCAACAACGAGGGTGAGAGGGTCTATGTAAAAGCTAAAAGCAAGACTTCAGCTTTAGCGTATGTTGTGGGTCAGATGTTCACGGCGCAGATGGTTTCGCCTAATGACATGCCCGCATTAGCTAATGATATTGCCGGGGGCGTTACCGTCCATCAGGCATAAGTTGCTCATACTGCACTAATTCTATTAAGGGTTAGTGCAGTATTTTTAATCCGGCTGGGTGGCGGAATTGGTAGACGCAACAGACTTAAAATCTGTCGGAGGATTCTCCGTACCGGTTCGAGTCCGGTCCCAGCTACCAACGAGGCCAACTAGATGCGGTGCATCACGATTGATTTCGAGACTTATTACGATTCTAAGTTCTCTCTATCTAAACTAACTACAGAAGAATACATACGGCACGATGACTTTCAGGTTATCGGCGTAGCGGTCAAAATCAACCACCACAAACCTATCTGGTTTAGTGGTTCTCACAAACAGATTAAGCGTTTCTTAGATGAGTGCAGGCTGCAAGAGTCTGTGTTGATAGCGCATAACGCCATGTTCGATGCAGCTATCTTATCTTGGATATTCCATATAGAACCTTTTAAGTGGGTTGATACTATGTCAATGGCGCGGGCTATTGATGGCGTCAATGTCAGTGTAAGTCTCAAATCTATAGCAGAGCGTTATGGTGTGGGTGTAAAGGGAACGGAAGTCATAGCCGCTCTAGGTAAACGCCGAAAGGATTTCACTAAGTCAGACCTAACACAGTACGGTGAATACTGTAAGAATGACTGCAATCTTACATTCGATATTTTTAAAATATACGTACAGCAGACCAGCCCAGTGGAGTTGGACGTTATCGACACCACCATACGTATGTTCTCAGAACCAATACTGCGGTTGGATTATGACCTTCTTACTGAATACTTAACTAATGTAAGAGATAAGAAAGAACAGTTGATGAGAGCATGTGTTGCAGACCGCGATACATTGATGTCAAACCCCAAGTTTGCGGATATGTTGATAAGACTTGGGGTAACTCCACCTACCAAAATATCTCCAGCGACCCAGAAAGAAACCTTTGCGTTCGCTAAGACAGACACAGGGATGCAGGAGTTGTTAGACCATCCAGATGACACGGTTCAAGCATTGGTAGCAGCTAGGCTTGGAGTTAAATCTACACTCGAAGAAACCCGAACGGAAAGATTTATAAATATTGCGGAGCGCGGCGCATTACCAGTTCCGTTGAGATACTATGCCGCGCACACTGGTCGGTGGGGCGGGTCAGATAAAATTAATCTGCAAAACTTACCTAGTCGAGGGAATAACATCCTGAAAAACGCTATCCGGGCACCGGATGGATACGTCATTATCGACGCAGATTCATCCCAGATTGAGGCGCGGGTACTTGCGTGGTTGGCTGGACAGGAGGATTTAGTAGAGGCTTTTCGTCAGAACAATTACGAAAAGTGGAATAACGTCCCAGAATCTGAACAGAAGTACGACGTCTATAAGATTATGGCTTCTAAGATATATGGTAAATCTATCGCAGATATAACCAAACCCGAGCGGTTCATGGGTAAGACAGTCATTCTAGGGAGTGGCTACGGTATGGGTGCTTCCAAATTTCAGGTGCAACTGAAGACAGCGGGAGTAGAGCTGGAGCTAGACGAATGCGAAAGCATTATTAACACTTATAGAAAGTCATACGCAAACATACCTGTATTCTGGAAGAAAGCTGACGTAGCACTCAGATGTTTTTTAGATAATAAAACCATAGAATTAACGAACACTAGAGCTGTAAAGATAGAAAAAGGAGGTTTCTTACTACCTAACGGATTCATACTTAAGTATCCATCTTTGCAGCGAACAGATGGGGGGTTTTCTTATTTAGTAAGAAAAGAACGTAAGAAGATTTACGGTGGTAAAGTCGTAGAGAATATCTGCCAAGCTGTAGCTCGATGTATCATTGCAGAGCAGTTGGTGCACATAGCAAAGAAATATAAAGTCGCTTTAACTGTGCACGACGCTGTGACTTGCGTAGTGAAAAAGCGCGAAGCTGAGTCTGCCCGAGCATACATAGAGGAAGCCATGCGTACAGCACCGGCATGGGCAGAAGGGTTGCCATTGAACTGTGAATCTGGTATAGGTGAGAGTTACGGTCAGTGTTAGGGGACGCTTATGGAGTCAATAGATTACGCATTTTCGATAGTTGAGATGAAAAAACTTCTCAAAGAATTAGAAGACTTATGTCTAGATGTTGAAGTGAAAAAGGACATCAGTGAATACGTAGCTATAACACTAAAGCTACAAGATATAAACATACACTCAGATAGATTAGCTGTTTGGGCGAAGAAAAATTATATAGAGCTAATAACAAAATGACAGTATGGTCTTATTCTAGCATCAACTTATTCAAACAATGTCCTAGAAAATACTACAGGCTAAGAGTTAGTAAAGACATTGTAGAAGAAGAAAAAGAACATTTGATATACGGTAATGAAGTCCATAAAGCTGCTGAAGAATACGGTAGAGATGGTAAACCGATACCAAAAAAGTTTCAATTTATAAAATCTTATTTAGATTCTTTGTTATCAATTAAAGGTGATACATTTTTTGAATATAAACTGGGACTAACAGATGAATTAATTACTTGCGATTTCTTCGACCCTGCGGTATGGTGGCGGGGTGTAGCTGATTTCCTCTGCGTAAAAGCTAATGGGAAAGAAGCTGTTTTAATAGATTATAAAACAGGTAAATCCTCTCAATATGCAGACACAGACCAGTTAGAATTATTATCTCTTGCAATCTTTAAAAGATTTCCAGAAGTTCAAAAGATAAACGCAGGACTTCTATTTGTAGTAGCTAAAGATTTTATAGAGATAACTATTCAAAGAGAACATGAAGATATATTCTGGAAAAAATGGTTTCCCCCAGTTAAAAGATTAGAGCAGGCGTATGAGAATGATGTATGGAATGCGTCACCTAATTTTACTTGTAGATACTATTGCCCTGTAATTGATTGTGAACACAATGGAAGACGATGAAGTAAAGAATAAAAAAATATGGTTTAAATCACACAAACCGGACTGCATGATATTTCAATATCATAGATGTACTTGTGGATACGAAGACTACCGTAACAAAGGCGACATTATGTCGCGAGTGTTAGAGGAAGATTTAAATGCCATACAAAAACCCAAAAAACCGTAATTACAAAAAAGATTACGAGACTCAGAAAAAACGTAACGGTGGTAGCACAGAAGGACCAGCACGTAGAAAGCGTAGGCTTGCTCGCTACGAAGCACAGAACCCCGGAAAAGACGGAAAAGTCACCGACAAGGTTAACGATGGAGTAGACATAGACCACAAAAAACCTTTGAGTAAGGGTGGTACTAACGCTCCGGGTAATCTCAGGCGCGTGTCTCCAAGTAAGAACAGGTCGTTCTCTAGAAACTCAGACCACTCTGTAAAAGAGAATAAACCGAAGAAGCGAACTAAAAAAGCGTAATGCAAATTCTCGAAAATAAGTATTTAGTTCTACGAACGCGCAAACCCGAACGGGTGCTGACGAAAGACGTTGGGGCTAAAGTCTTATGTACGAAAGATGATATATACACGATACGTTGTAACTGGGTGGCACAAAATTCAGTTATCCTAACTGATGCGGGGGTGACTAATGTGCCGTCACCTATCATCCGAGACTACACTTGGAAGGGCGCATTCGCGCCTATGCGGCACCAGATAGATACAGCTTCGTTCCTATCCGCACGACGGAGAGCTTTCTGTTTCAACGAACAGGGGACCGGCAAAACAGCTTCCGCTATATGGGCCAGCGACTATCTGATGACCGAGGGGATTATCCGCAGAGTTCTTATTGTGTGCCCACTCAGTATCATCCAAGCCGCGTGGGAACATGACTTGTTCCAATTTGCGACGCACCGTACCGTAGGCATTGCGCATGGTAATAGAGAAAAGAGGAAAGCCGTAATCAATAGCGACGCTGAATATGTCGTTATCAACTATGAAGGTGTTGATATTGTTGCGGACGATATCGCCAAAAATAATTTTGATTTGATAATCATAGATGAAGCCAACGCTTACAAAACAACGAACACGAAGCGTTGGAAGACTATGAATAAGTTAATTACCACACAGAAATTTGTATGGATGATGACTGGAACCCCAGCGGCACAAACACCGTTCGATGCTTACGGACTAGCTAAACTCTGTGTGCCAAGCCGAGTGCCGCAGTTTGCTGGTAGATTTAAAGAATCTGTAATGGTCAATGTCGGACGCTTTAAATGGATAGCGAGACCTGAAGCCAGCAATATCGTGCATAAGGTTTTGCAGCCAGCTATCCGGTTTAGAAAAGAAGAATGTTTAGACCTTCCAGAAATTACCTATACCGACCGTTATGCACCGTTAACTCCGCAGCAGACTTCATACTACAAACGAATACGTGAAGATTTCTTAGTTCAGTTGTCCAGTGGGGAGGAGATATCGGCGGCCAACGCGGCGGTCAATCTGAACAAATTACTCCAAGTCTCATCCGGTGCAGCCTATAGCAATAGCGGCGCCGTGGTTAGATTCGATGTGAGTAACAGACTTAATGTAGTGAAAGAAGTTATAGCCGAGGCCAGTAACAAGGTTCTTATCTTTGTCCCATTCAAACACGCTATAGAACTACTTAAGGAAAACTTAGATAAGGCAAAAATTCCATGTGCCATCATCTCTGGTGAGGTGTCCATGAACAAGCGCACGGAAATTTTCAGTCGGTTCCAAAACAAACCGGATACAGACCTAAAGGTGTTAATCATCCAACCCGCTGCAGCGGCACATGGCATTACGTTAACTGCTGCAAATGTGGTTGTATGGTACGCACCGGTTACCTCAATCGAGACTTATTTACAGGCAAATGCGCGAATTGTCCGAAAAGGGCAACGCAATCCTATGACTGTTGTACATATCAGGGGGAGTAGGGTGGAAGAGAGATTGTACAAGATGCTTCAGAACAGACTGGACGAGCACACAAAATTAATAGATTTATACCGTGATGAGTTGACACTGTAAGGAAATTAGACTAAAATTCCGCTCACTGACTCCCACAAACCGGAGGCATCATGTCAGAAGTTACCGCAGATAGGCTCGTTTCCGCATACATCGCGATGCGGGATAAAAAACACGCTTTAGAAGCCGCACACCAAGCGGCGCTGAAACCACTCCAAGAACAGATGGAAATGGTAGAACGCGCTATGCGTGAAGTATGCAAAGACGTAGGTGCGGATTCTATTCGCACGGCGCACGGCACGATTATACGGAGTGTAAAAACTCGATACTCAACATCGAATTGGGAATCCATATATCGAATTATGGATGAGCACGGCGAGTACGGGTTATTGGAAAAGCGAATCCATCAGGGTAATATGAAGAATTTTCTGGAGGAGAACCCTGATATCCATCCAGAGGGGTTGAATGTAGAAAGCGAATACACTGTTACTGTTCGTAGAAAATAGGAGACTTAAATGTCATACGATATTATTCCAGTTGGTGATATGTCTAACGTACCAGACTACGTTAGAGCGGATGGACCGTCAGAATTAACACGGTCTTTAATGAGCGGCGGGGGGAGCCAGCTAAAACGTATCTCTATCCGAGGGCGCGTATTCCGTTGTATCGTAAACGGTGAAGAGGTTGCTAAAAATAAAAACGGCTACATGGATGTCATCATTCTTAATGTTGCCAAAGACTACAACCGCACCTACTACGAAGGTTCTTACGACCCGAAAGCGGAAGCTAAACCGCCCCGGTGTTGGTCTGCGGATAGTAAAACTCCAGCTAAAAATGTGCCGGAACCTATGGCAGCGAGCTGCGATGCTTGCCCCATGAACATCAAAGGTAGTGGGCAGGGAGACTCTCGGGCTTGCCGAATGAAACGCCGCATGGCCGTAGCGCTTGCATCAGACTTAAATAGTGGTGTGTACCAGATTGAGCTTCCCGGTGCCTCCGTATTCGGTAAAGGCGATGGCGAGAACATGCCTGCTAATGTCTACTTCAGATATGTAGGTTCTCAGAATTACAGCATCGAGCGTGTAGTAACACGTATGTATTTCGATGATGATGCGGACAATCCTAAGTTGTTCTTCACCGTTGTAGGCTTTCCTTCTCCTGCAATGCTTCCTAAATTAAACGAACTTCTAGATTCCGAAGAAGCAAAAGAAGCTGTAGGTATTCAAGTATTCGAAACTGACAAAGTGAATACGCCTAAACAGCTTCAGCTTCCTATAGAGAGTGCATCGGAAGAGGAAGAGGAAGAGGAAGAGGAAGTTGTAGTTGTTAAGAAGAAAAAACGTGTAGCTAAACCTCCCGTTGTCGAAGTTGAGGAAGAAGACGAAGATGATGAGGAGGAATCATTTGGCGCACCTACTGTAATTAAGAAAAAAGCAAAGGCGAAACCAACTAAAATTGATGATGACGATGATGACGAGCTTAATTCTATCCTGAATAGGTTTGCATCGAAGAATAACGACGTCGATGACGACGAGGACGAAGACGAGGATTAAATTCTATGGACAATCGAGGCTACAGCAAGCGTATTGCAGAAGTTAATGCGAACGCCAACCCTGATAGCCTCGGTGTCCAACTCGGTAGATACTGCATACAGCACGAAATACCTATTATGGAAATCGCAAGAATGTTCGGTGTTTCACGTATGTCTGTGTACAGTTGGTTTACCGGGAAGTCGGAGCCGAGGCTTTTGAAGTACACCGTGCGAATAAAACAATTTTTGGAGGAACGTATTAACGATAACATAGAAGAATAAATGTGAAATACGATAGCTTTCTTGAAAAAGTATTAGACACTTCCCAAGGATTCTACTGTTTAGTAGGAATAAAAGGGAAAAACGTAAAGCAGCTATTCACAGAAGAGGTATCAGATGTAGAAAATATAGTAGACAATTTTCTTAAAAGCGGACGAGATGCGTATTTCGCATGTGGCACGTTAAAAGATAATTCGTCTAGGAAGCAGAACAATGTCGTGAGCATGAAGTCTTGCTATATAGACTTGGATTGCGGAACGGACAAAGGCGCTAAGGGTTACGAAACACAGCAAGATGCTTTAGTAGCACTTAAAAAATTCTGTGGTAAACATAACTTACCGCTTCCTTCGATTGTCGATTCGGGCTATGGCGTGCATGGGTATTGGGCGTTCACTAAACCTATAACGGTGGACGAATGGTATTCCGCAGCTACTAGATTAAAGAAGTTATGTATACGTGATGGACTACGTATAGACCCGACAGTTACGGCTGATGCGGCTAGAGTGCTGCGTATGCCCGGTACTAAAAACTTTAAATACGGTACTTCCGTCGATGTAACGCTCGTCCATACTGCAGACAATATAGAGTATGAAACTTTCTGTGAGATAACAGAAGTTGTTCCCTTAAACTTACCTAACTTCGCAGGGAAATCAGAAGTATCTGAGCTTACAAAACGGTTAATGTCAGACCGTAGAAATTCGTTTGAAAAAATACTTAGGAGAACACTAAACAAAAACGGATGTAATCAGATAAGATTTATTATACAAAACCAAGAAGATTTGCATTACGATTTATGGAGAGCTGGTTTATCTATCGCTAGGAATTGCTCGGATTGGGAGAAAGCAATACACTTAATATCGTATAAGCATAAAAACTATAGTAAAGAAGAGACTGAAGTCAAAGCAGAAGACACTATAGATAAACCCTATAAATGCGAAAAATTCAAAGCTCTCAACCCAGAAGGCTGTTTAAGGTGCTTGCATAAAAAGAAGATAAGCAGTCCGATACAGCTGGGTCTGGAGATAGAGTTTGCGGCAGAGGGGGATGCGATTACCAATTACACACCCGATACTAAGGGGGGTTGGGACACAGAAGAAGAATCAGTTCTTGAAGAGAAGGCTACTGAGACTACGGTATTTTCGGTGCCAAAACTCCCATATAATTACTTTAGGGGTAAAAACGGGGGTATCTACCTTCTTGTAAAGGGGGAAGATGGTGAAACAGACGATGCTAAGTTAGTTTATGAGAATGACTTATTTGTAATCAAAAGGATGTATGACGCTAATAAGGGGGAATTAGTATTAGTCTCAGTTAGACTTCCTAAAGACAAACCAAAAGAGTTTGTAATAGCTTTAGCTGATATGAACTCAAACCAAGAACTAAGAAAGATACTAGCTAAAAATGGCATTATATGTATGCCTTTTCATGTGGATACCATAATGTCTTATCTAATTGCTAGTACAAAATTGCAACAGAGTGCTAAAGACGCTGAAATTTTACGTCAACAGATGGGGTGGGTCGATGGTGATAAGAAGTTTATATGGGGTACTGTTGAGATAGGAGCTGATGAAGATAGGTATAGTCCTCCATCCTCAACGACAGAGGAGATTGTGAATCACTTAACTTCTGTAGGAGACTTCGACGTTTGGAAGGATATCGTTAGTACATTCGACCAACCCGGTTTTGAGCCGCATTCGTTTGCATTCTTCAGCGCATTCGGCGCTCCACTGATGAAGTTTTCTGCGTACAAAGGCGCGTTCATCAATCTGATACATGGAGAATCCGGCACGGGGAAGACCACTATCCTGCGCCTTATCAACAGCGTATTCGGGCACCCGTTTGAATTGTTATCGAAAGAGCGGGATACCTTAGCACATAAATTTTTTAGGATGGGGGTTCTCAATAACATAGCTTACCCCTGTGACGAGCTGACTAACATCGACAATGTGACTGCATCAAACTTAATTTATGGAATAACACAGGGAAAGGGCGCCGGGAGGATGCAGGGAGCTGTTAACGAGGAAAGGAAAAACACGACTTCATGGAGCACTATAGGTATCGGTTCGTCCAATAACTCGATGGCACAAATGTTAATGCAGCATCGGGTACACGCTTCGGGGGAAATGATGAGACTTATTGAATACCCTATAGAGGATTTGGGTATTCTCAATAAAGATAAGGCTGCTGAATTGTTCGATGTCCGTCTACACGCGAACTACGGGTGGGCTGGCAAACCTTATATAAAATTTATTTTGAACAACAGAAATTTGGTCGAAGAAAAGATCAATACGGTACAGAAATTTATAGATGAGAAAGTCGGTTTTACGAATAAACACCGGTTCTGGTCGGCGGTATTGGCTAGGAACATCGCTGGTGCATCTATAGCTAAAGACGCTGGACTAATCAATAACCGAGTCGTGAAAGTCCTAGAGTGGGTGGTTAACTATTTAGGTCCATATCTACTGGATTCAGTACAGGGTATAACCAAAGTAAATACTCTGAACATCCTCGGAGAGTTTCTTAATGACAATATCAACAATACTTTGATTATAGACTCTTCAAAAGATACGCAATCAGGTCTATCTAAACTTCCATTAGTAGAGCCTAAACATAGACTATTGATAAGAGTAGAGCCTGATACCAATCTCGTGTTTATAGCAACGAATGCTTTTAGAGCTTTCTGTTTAGAGAAAGGTATTATCTATAAAGACATATTAGATGATTTGAAAAAACGTAATGTGTATATACGGGATGTCAAAAAGAGATTGGGTACTGGAACAAACCACTCTAATACGCCACCCGTTTGGGCTATAAAATTACATTACGATATAAACGAGGGTAGGAAAATTGTATGAGGATTCACACAATCGAATATGATGTGCAGTGGAAAGAATTTAAACCTTACTCTTCGTTTTTCGTGCCTGCTCTTAACTGGAAGCAGGCTCGGGAGATTGTGACGGCAGAAGCTAAAAAACGCGGATTCCAAGTAGTTGTACGGTTATCCATAGAGGAGGGTATACAAGGAATCCGCGTGTGGAGGGTTCAGAAGCGATAATTATTATTCGTCTAACCCATACCTACTGATGAGAGAGTTTCTAGCTTGCTTAGGTAAAGTAATACCATTAACTGCTGTCTCCTCTCTATATCGTCTATTCTTAACAGAACGAGATATGTTTTGAGTAGATATTTCAGTACCCGTCAATCTAGCTAATGGACTCTCTCTAAATTTCTGGATATCCTCAGAAACTTCACGCATTCCGTCGATATCCCCAATACGGTACGCTTGGTAATATCTATCGTATAGTCTAGATTTAATTTCTCCAGCTTTACGTACAGCCTTCTTCGCCATGTTGTTTCTAGCATAAGCCTCGGATATTTCTGCGGGTGTAAAACCCATTAGCTGAGATACTGTATCCCAAAGATCGGTTTCTTTGAGTAAATAGCCTTGCCGGGTCCGCGCATCTTCTGATGCGTACCTAAATGACTTCATTATATTTCGGATTGAAGAAGGCAGCATCATCTCGATACCCCGTTCAACTCTTCCTTGATTAATCTCCTCTATACCATCAACAAACTGCTGTGCAGCACCTACAGGAGCACCTCCTAATTGATAAAGCGTGTACAACAGCGGTCCTACATCAGCTAGAAGTTTGTCGTCGGGTCTGTAGATTAAATCTCCAAACCCTGTCCTACCACTTAAATCCCATCTAGTTAACGCACTAAGTGGCCCTCTTACAAAGATGTTTCCAAAATTGACCATGAGTTCTTCTTCTAAATCGAACGGGTCGTCTTCGTCCGAAAGTGCAGCAGCTAAAATAGTGTTAATAAACCCAAACATAGGTAAACCCTTGACCCCTGCAAACGCAAACGCCATGGTGTAGATACCCGCTAACTGCTTAGCTGCTGTCTTAGCAACTTCTTTATCGCCGCGTTTATTCCCCCTATACACATCCCGCATCAATTTACCAATCAAATAAATCTGGGAAAGTGCAAACCTTTTAAACACACCGATAACTCGCCCAAAATTTTGTTGGAATAACTCTGGGCCTAACTCACTCATAGCCGCACCATGAGAAAGTTCTGTCATGTCTAGAGCTTCTTTAATAGAGGCATTGACATCTTTCCCTTTCTGTCTGGCTAACTTAAAAGCTGCAATGAGTGTAACTTCGCGGTTAAACCGCTCTACGTTTTGAAACGCCCAACTCCCTGCATAGAGAGTCTGTGCGATTTTGCTAGTGGCATCTGTACCGGATCGCGTTCTGGCTTCTGCAATATCCTGACCTAAAGACCTACGGATAGCGCCGCGCTGGACGGCGGCTTCCATAAGGGTTCTAATTTCAGCGGGTAACTTATCGCGACCTTTTAGTCCGTAAGCAGAATAATCCGTCAAATTCCAATTACCCAGCCGGAACGAAGTGTTATTGTCTTTACCCCCCGAAAAATACAGCTTTGTTGCATATTTCATAGCAGTCAGAGCGTCAGACCAGCCATATTTTCCACCCAGCAGGCTGTAGGCCACGATGGGAAGCTGTGTGAGGTTGACAATCGCAGACGAAATGTTACCCAGAATAAACCATGTATAGGCGTACTGCCCCGCCATCGCTGAAGCTGTATCAAGTGCACCTGAAGGTGTAGGGTTCTTGAACGCTCCCATTCTTCTAGCAAGGCTGTTCTTAATATCTCCAAGTATTGGGTTTTGAGGCGTCTCCCCGATTTCAGACATAGCTTCTCGGGCAGCTTCGTCTATTTCTTTAACCGATTTGAACTGCGCAAGGTTCATAGCCATTCGCGGGTGTATCTGGTTAAAGACCCCTAACGCATCCAACTCAAACCCTCGGGTTCCTTCACGCTTATGAAACTGCTGCATGATGGAGTTGCTTGGGAATAAATCCAGATACATCTGGTACAGAGAATTTATATAATCTTGGTTTTCCTCAGTGCCAAATTTAGATTTGATAGCTGTAAGAATCTCTCTGAACTCACCCGTTAGATTAGACGCATCGGTCTGTAGGGTTCCTCTAACTCTAGTGAAAGAGTTGTATTGGTTTATGTTGTTTTTCTTTAACTCTTTTATAGCCAGATTACGGGTGAATTCATCCTTAAAAGATTCAACATAACGCTCGCCATTTTGCTCAAATTCTAACCAATAATCTCCTTGACGGTACAACGGGAAATATGGTTTAATTCTTTTCTTAAGAAGGCTAGTAAGTAATTTATTACCTTTACCTAGTAAATCTTCTTTATCTAATTCACTTATGATTTCATCAGAGAATCGCGCATAGGCGTTTCTTAATTTCTTATAGGCTTCTTGTAACTCTTTAGGAAGCGAATTGAACTCATTATATATTTTAACTTGTTGCTCGGAACTCGGGAACGCATCCTGAGTAGAAGGGTCAAATTCAGCTAAAGTGGATTCTGCTACGACGTTATTAAAAGAATCTTGTTTTCTTGGGTACTTATTAAGAGTATCTCTCAATTCTAAAGATAAAGTTTCGTATTCGTTCCTGTAGTCAGAAACCAATTTATTCCTAGCAGAAACCGCGCCGTATATCCTATCTATCGCAGCTTCTAGTTTAGGGTTGAAACTCCCAGCTATTTTTCCTAACTGGTCTAAGCTGGTTAACTTTATAAGCCCCGCTCTAACTGCGCCCGGTGCATTGGATAACTTACCAATAACTTCAGCTAAAGGTTTCTGCGCAAAAGACGGCGCCGCTTGGACTACTTGATTAGCTGCATCTGTAACAAACTCTGCAATTCTATTGGCGTTAGACGGGATATTTGTAGACATCTCTATTTGTCTAGCCGTCTTAGTCGCCATGTCTAATTGCTTATTTGAAAGTTCAAGCTGTGCTGCGCCATACGCAAGATGTACGACATCTGCAGCCGTTAGGTCATCCACTGATACGTTGAGCTTGCTAATCGCCTGCTTGAGCGCACTGATAATTTTTTTGAAGAATTCAGCTAACGACGTACTCATACTCTTAGAGTCGATAGGATCAACGCCGTTCTTGACAGCCTCTTCTATAAAATATGCAAGAAGCTCATCATTGTCATTGCCCGCCTTCTTAGCCGCAATCTTGGCGACTTTAGACTCTACGTTATCAGTTGTAGAGTTTGCCCAACCCTTTATTTTACCGACTAACGAAGCGTAGTTAGCAGCGCCGACCATCTTCTTCATGCCAAGATGGGAACCGACTTCATGCAGGAGTATGGCTATCTCTTCGCCCTGCTCGATATTGTCAGAAAATAAATAGGCTTTACCGTCTACGACAGCCCCGCGAACAACCTCATTGTTCTTGGTTTTAGGTAATTTATCTGCGATACCCGCCGCTTCTGGAGTAGGCGCAACAACCAATGCTTCTCCTAGTTTAGTATCTTTAAATACACGACTAACTTCAGAATTGATCCGATCAACCGTTGTAGGTGAAACTGGAGCAGCACCGGAAGAAAGCCCTGCGGCTTTGTATTCTTTTTGTGTACGTGTCCCGAAAGCGTACCCTTTTACGTATTCTTTTACTTTTTGTTTTTCTTCTGGCGTTAAAGTATCCCAGAAATTCTTACCGTATGTTCCACCTGTAAGTGGGAGGTTTTCTCCCTGCTTACCGAAATGTTTTCTAAGAGATCCATAATTCTCATCATTTATAAAATCTATAGCTCTCTGAGTTTTTTCCCTTAATTTTTGCGCTTTTGCATCTTCTTGTGTATTCACTGTAGCTTCTTGGAAATTCTGAGCTACGTTTTCATCAATTCGTCTACCTTCTGAATATTGAGATACGGAAGCTGAATCAAATATACTAGACGTAGCCATATCCGCAGCTAAACTACGTAAGGCTAAATCTCTATCCATCTGTTGATACGCACCAATAGAATCAGGTTTCTTCGGTTTAACGGAACTGGTAATAATAGGACCAGCGCCTTCCTCTTCTGTGGTGGTAACTACATCCGGTTGCTCTTCGGAGATTGGATCTATAGATGTTCCCTCTAAAAATCCGGGATCTACTTCTGTGGTGGTAACTACATCCGGTTGCTCTTCGGGGATTGGATCTATAGATGTTCCCTCTAAAAATCCGGGATCTACGTTTATTTCTTCTTGCGGCGTTTTCGTGGGGGTAATTGCTTGCTCTTCGGCGTCTCTTTCTCCCATTTCTTCGCCATTTCGGGTTTGTTCTGATACATCCACCGACGCTGGGCTTTGCTTTTGAACGGCATTAGTAACTATCTCCCCCGCGTCTCCCCACGGTATATCCTTGTTAAACGCACCCCATGAATTAGCTAAAGACTTTTCGTTAGTTATATCTACTTTATTTTGAGATACATAATCGTTAAATCCAGCTAATACTTCGGGGGTAAGAGCTGCCTCTACTTCAGTCTTTTTCTGATTAATAAACTCTCCAAGAACTTTACGTTGATTGTTTATTTTCTCAGCTTGAGATCTATCTTTTGGACTTGTTTCATTAAGTTTTGCTAGAGTAGTGGTAGCTCTATCTATAGTAAAAGGTTCGTTTGCCCACGACGATTTATTTTTACGAATCCCTGCGGCTTCAAATACAGAGTTGGGAGTAAGTACCGCAGTAGCACTCGTACTCGGAGCTTTTCCCTGTTCAGCCGCCTTTTTTATTTTTGCGTAGTCTTCTTCAATTTGCTGAAGCGCAGTCGCTCGCTTGTCTGGATCTGATTCCTGTCTAGCGTTCTTTTTATTTTCAAGATAAGTAGTTCTATCATTCGTAGCTTTTAACTTTTTATTTATTTCGTCGATATCAAACTTAACTACTTTATCATCAGGGTCCGCTGCTAATTGCGCATTTAAAGTATCTAACTGCTCACTAAGAGAAGTTTTAAGAGCCGGAAGTTGATTCGTTAATTCATCTTCTTCTTTAAGTAAAGACTCTTGTTCCTGCTGTATTTCAGCTTCTCTAGCAACTCGCTCTTGTTCAGCAAGCTCTTTACGATTTATCTCCTCTCGCCGTACTGCACCTTCCTGCAACATCTTGGCACCGGTATCAACAGTGCCGAACGGACCACCAGCGACCGCACCGCGAACAGCTGCCTCCAGAATGCGGTCAAACTCTTCGCTCCCCCAGAAGTTTTCTGCCTCATCAACGAACTGCTCCGCTGAGATACTGATAGCTTCTTGTGCGCCTTCAGTTAATCCTTCAAGTGCAGAGGTTTTAAGTGTCCCCGCACCAAGACGTCCTACCCCTCGTAGAAGTCCTTTTTTCTCCGCAACATCCGCTACGACAGCTTTCTTCGCGGTATCATCCAGCCCACGAAACCGTTTTAACAGACGCGCTGGCAATATGGTGTCTAAAGCACCTGCAACAGAACCGAAAAGAACGCCTTCAACCGGGGCGAGTTCTCCTGTCTCCTCGTAGATATTCTGGAATATTTCAGTTGTATTGAGGCCAACCCCTACCGCTCCCGCTCCCGCGACCTGACCCCTTGCGGATTGTTTTGCAGCTTCTTTAGCAAATATAGGCGCAGTGCGTGTTTCAAATTTGGCTATCTTATCTTTGAGTTGCTGAGCAATCTCTTCCCTAGGTGGAAGCACTTCTTTACTTAGTTGTCTTTTACTGTAATCCTCAACTAATTCTTTACCAGCCTTATTGACAAGACGTTTAGCGTACATACCTGCAACACCGCCACCGATAAGGCTTGCTACGATGTTACCTGCTTGTTCACCAATCGTTTCAGCTACAAAATTAACTGCATCTCCAACGCCAGATACTTCCTTAAACGATGAAAATTCTGGCCTATTAGTTCTCTGTAATTCCGCTTCTTTTGCTTGAGCTTCCTGTAACTGCTCTTGCGCATATTCATCAAAACCTAAAGCGCTGGCACCTAACGCGGGGAGGACATCTGTAACCATGGACCCAAGACGAGACGCGCCGCGACTAACGCCACGGGTAAGGGCGCGGAAGGGACTACGTTCTATAGGGATCGCTTGTATTAAATTTTCAAATTCTTCTGGGGATGTTCTTCTATCGCCAAATACATCTCCATACCCAGCTTCTATAGCTGTTCTTTGGATAATTTCTTCCTGAGTTGCACCTTCTGGAGCCGTAACATTATACTGCTTTCCATCAGGAGCTGTTACGGTATAATTAGGCATAATAAATTACCTAGATTATTAGTTTGAATTATTGAGTGTAGCAGTCCAACCGCGGCTTAAAGAGTTACGTCT